AACCAGCTGGTACTAATAGACCATTGATTGCTCCACCAACAACGTCACCTCTCATTGTAGGATCGTTAAGGTATTTCCAGTCAGACTTATAGAAGTCATAACCTCTTCTAAACCCTGTAAATCCAAGATTTAAAGCCATGTCTTTGTCATTATCAAAAAGACCATAAGATGTACCTCCAGCTCCGTAAGAGTTTTGAGATGCTAGCATGTCATCAATATCAAAAGAGAATTCTCTGTTTACGAAAATTACATTTTCTTCAATTGATCCTTGCTTATCTAGTCTTTGAATAATGCTATCAAACTGAGCAAGTGTTTGTGGGTTTCCACCACCCCAAACATTTCCTCTGTTTCCTACTACATAGAATACACCATCAGAACCGTTAAGGTTTGCTAAAGATCCTCCAGCAGCTGTTCCTTGTAAAAGGTCTCCAGCACCAGATCCAGCGTCAGCAGGAACTGCTTCTAACATTGCTGTTTCTAAGTAGTCTTCGAATCTTAATCTAGTGTCGTGCTCAGACTTTAAATACCATAGGTATCCGCTTACGCCATCTTCACCTGAAACTTCGATCCAGCCGATTTGAGCCATATCAGAACCAGAAACAGAATATTTGTCTTTGATAATAATTGGCTTGTTGTCAAAAATTAAGTCATCAGATTCGTTAGAACCAACCATTCCGTTTGTTCCTTTATTGAATTCTGATCCATATATAAATATGTCACACGCTACACCAGCTCCAACTGCTTGACCGCCACCTTCATAGTAAGCTATTACTACCGTTTGAGCTCCACCTGCTGTAGATGCAGTCTTTACAATACCTTTGTTAGATAAGTTAGAACCAGGAGTTTTGTCACTAATCATAACCGTTTGTCCAACTCTTAAAGCTGAAGTGTTTTGACTTCCAAGTGCTGGATTAAAGTTAGCGTTAGGGATTGTCCATGTTCCTTCTGGTTGCGCTGCCGCTTGTCCTGAAGTACATCCTGTGTACTTAACATGTAGTCTTCCTTGCTCTGCCCATTTAATAAGGTCAGAGTTAGAAGGCATTTCTGCACCTACCATTCTAAGGAAAGATGCAATTGATCTGTTACCATATCTTTCGAATTCTTTTTCATAAGTATCAGGTAGATACTGATTTAAGAAATCAAAATTATTGATGTAGTTTGTACTTACAGGCACTTGTTGTGCACTTGGTTGTAAGTCAAAACCTGGGGTTAAATTTACTGCCATTTTTTTTTAATTTTTTAGTTTAACTTTTTTTAATACTTCTAATTCTGAGTCCTCTTCCACTATCAACTTTTCCTACGGGCCTTATTTTCATTCCGTTTTTAGAAACGGCTTGAGGAGCCTGTCTCATGTCCATATTAATGTTTTTAGATTTTCTTGTAACATTATCTACAGCGCTTGAAACACCTTGTTCATAAAAAAACTGAGCAAATTTTTCTGGGTTCATTGCTACAGATAAAGCTTTATGATAGCCTTCTGCGTCTGCAATTAAACCTTTATCATCCATATACTTATTAATAAAGTTACTAATGTCTGTTTGTACATTTTTAACTTCATCAGCAGTACCTGGCTTATAAGTAAAACTATTTTCACCAACCTTGAAATCAAAACCTTTGAATTCATTGTTAAAAACCTCGTTGGTTTTATTTAAGAAATAATCATACCTCTTCTTATTTTGCTCTTTAATAGATTTAGATTCATCAAGATAACTCTTATAAGCATTTAAATTTTCTTTTTGATCAGCAGATAATCCATCCCCACTTGACTCAAGAGGAACTTTATATTTATCTTTTTGTTCATTCAAAAACTTTTTAGCTTTCGCAAGTTCTCGTTTTTTTGCTAGCTTGATTTTCTTAATATCTTTAGGATCATCAATCTCTTCATCAAAATCAAATTTATCTTCAATAATATCTTGTATGTCTATTGCGTCTAAACCTTCTTCAGTTGCCGAGTAATAACTAGCTAGTACAGAATTGTCATCCATAGAATTATAGTCTTTTTGCAAATTGTAAAAATCCTGTATATTTCTACCGGTTTCTTTTTTGTACTTTAAATACGCAGATACATCCTCAGGTAATGGTTCGTTTGCCTCTTTTTCCGCAAACAATTCATCTACCGAATTTATATCTTTGTTATATCTATCTTTAATATAAGAAAGAACGTTGTCATCATTTAACTCTAATGACGGAGTTTTATCTTCCACTACCTCTTCTTTAGGTTCGGTAGTTTGTTTTTCTTCTTTCAACTCAACCTTTTCAGCTACATCTTGTTTTACTGGCTGGTCTTCAAATTTTTCTTCATGCTTTTTTAGAAGTTGCTCTTCTATTTCAGCTGTGGATTTTTCTTCGACTAATCCTAAGTCTTTTACTTTTATTTCCATTTAATTAAATTTTTACAAAGTTAAACAATATTTAAATTAATTTTTAAGCCTATCTTGGCTCAAACTCAGCTAGATCAAAACCATCTAAACTATCTTCGTTTGATTCAAAACTAATAGCAGGTAAATTATTTTTTCTCTGTTCTATTAATTTAGATTGCTCGGTAGACTGCTGGCTAATTCTTTTGTCTTTAGCTTTTTCTCTTTGACTCTCTCTTTCTTGCAAGCCTGATTGCTCAAGACCTTTTAACTGCATTTGGAATTCAAACTCTGTTTGCATAAGCTGTCGTTTTAACTCAGCTTCGTTTTTAAGCTTTTCAATTTCAAACGCCACATCAGCTTGTCTGTATTGAATCTTAGCTTGAGACTCCATTTGTATTTTTTGCATCTCTCCCTGCGACTTAGCTTGCTGCGCTTGCATTTGCATTTGAGCCTGCATCTGTTGCTCTTGCTGTCTTTGTTGCGTTTCAGCCTCCTGTTTTTTCTTACGTTTTAATTTAAGGAGTTGATTAGCCATTTTTAAATTATTAATTTCCCTAATATCTATAGCATCTTCTAGGCTTATGTCTTTTTGAGATAATGCCATTTGAATATTTTGTTCAAGCATAGCTTTCTCTTCTTCGTCTGGAGCCATTTCTATAAAAATACCAAAGTCATACATATATAAATCCTTGATGTCTTGTAATATCTTTAAGTTATACTTACCTATCTGCATAGCAAACTCATCTTTAAAATCAGCATACTCTAAAATATCAGCAGTTCTGATTGATAAACATTCTGCAATAGTTCTTGTTATATATAAACTACCTTGAAGAATATGCCTTGTGGCTGTGTTCGAATTTAAAGCTGCTAACTTTTGTACACCTACCAGTGAGTTAGGATCTGGTGTTGAACCATCCCTAGCTTCGTTTAATCCAGTAACTGCCCTAATCATATCTAAATAATGATTATAGTTAGCAATAAGCATTTGCATTTTACTAGCCCCGCTATTGGATGTCAGTTGTGTAATTGGGACTCTAGCGTTATTAAATTCACCATCTTGAGTATAACTTCTTCCTACAACACTACCGGTTTGAAAATACAATCTTAATGCATCTTCAGGATTATAAGCATTGCCAGTTCCTAGATCAACTTCGTTTAAACCGTCTGCATCTATAAAGACACCATCTGGCACAACTCTTGATACAACTTGTTGAATTTTTAAATGAGTCATTTGTATCAGATCGGCAAAAGGAACCATTCTTCTTACTAAAGATTCTAATCCTCCTTTATACATTCTAGGAGCTGCTGCAACATAATTAGGCATAGCAAACTGATTAGAGGATTTAGGTCTAACCATATTTTCGGCTAATTCCCATTTTAATAAAATGTTCGTTCCCATAACCATAACACCATCATACCATACGTCAATCTTTTTTTCAACTCTTTCAAATTTACCCTCCTCCATCATTTCTTGTGGCGGATTAAATTGATCGTCTTTTTCTACAGTCTTGTAAGTTCCGTCAGATAATTTTTTTCTTTTATAAACAAACGAATGTGTTGTTTTATAATTAAAATATAATAAGGTAGCAGTATCTCTATAAAACATACTGTTCTCATAAAATTGAGATGTGTTAAAATAATTGTACCACGATTGACTGTATTTGGCTATTTGATTAAGATCTTCATTTGTCAATGATGGATCTATTTTTATAAGCTCAGTCATAGGTACGGTTTTTATTTCTCCCCAATAAAAACAATCTTTAAAATAAGGATCCTCTGTATAACTATATACTACATTAGCAGGATCAACATAATCTAGTTTTACACCCGCTCCTTTCAAAAACTCATGCTTAGTTATACCGATACCTATAGTGGCTAAATCATAATCTACTCTACTTCTAATGTCATTGTAATGATTTTCAGACATTAAAGTATTAATAGCTTCTTCCTCAGCAATCTCAATAGCTGGTTTATACTTCATGTTCATAAACAACTCCATTTCTTCATCACTTTCCGGTAGCTCATCCTCGTTTGTTTGAAATACATTTATACCAAAATCTTGATCTATTTGTTGAAACAAAGGCTTGGCTATCACTTCACCCTCAATCATTTCTTGAAATTCATTTCTTTTTTCAGCCGACAACGCATCTTCTGCATAGGCTTTAACTTTAAAAAGTCTGTCAGACATTCCGTTTACAACAATGTCTACAAACTTTGGAATAATTGGTACTGGTGACCAGTCTAGATTAAGATAACTTAAATCGCCATCTATTGCTAATTCATTTTTGTATTTTGCTACTGATTGCTCTCCTCTTGCATACAAACGTAATCTCATGAACTCATTCCATTGATTATAAAATCTACAGGAGCCATTATCTCTTCTAAACCATTCGTATTGTATTGCTTGACCTATCTGCAATCCATACTCCATAGTATCTTTAGTGGAGTCAGAAACAAATTGATCTGGAAATGCAGCAGCCTGTATATCTATTGTTACTTCTTTCATTTATTAAGTAATTGACTTACTGAGTTCTTGTTATTATATCTTGCAAAGTTAATGCTTATTTTTGATTGTTTTCTGACAGGAGTATACAAGTGTTTTTGATTTGCCATAATCGCTAAACCTGAGCTAATAGCAGCATCAAACTTAGTTCTGTTTGATATATCAAACTTTGCCCAATCTTCTAGTGTTCTTTGAAAATACATACTACCTATATCGTCTTTTTCCCTATAACTACCATCAAAATCTAATCCTACATATTTTTCAATATACGACTCAATAGCTGAGGCGTGAGATTGTTTAACATCTTCAGATGAATTAGGAATACCTCCTAACTCTCTTTCGGTCTTAGATAACTTATTATAAGTTTTATCTGGTCTATTTAAACAAAAGCCTCGGTATCCTCTATTTTTAAAATGATACAATAAACGAGGTTTATTATTTTCACATAATATTGGCATGCCATAAAAAACACAAGCCATTAAAACTTCTTCAAAAAATATTTCTGCCGTTTGTGGCCGAGCAATGTATTCTAAAAAAAATTCATTACTTGGAGCGTCATCCATATTAAATTTTGTCATTCCATGTAAAGCTCCGTTAGAACCTTTTCCTACAACTACTCCTGAAATATCATACGAGTCACAACCAAATGAGCCTACATGTTCGTTTCCAGGATACATTCTTCCACCCTTTACAACTACGTTGTTTTGCATAGAAGCTTTAGGGATGTAAGTTACAAAAAATCTTCCTCTTTTATTTGGGCTCCAAATAACCTTAGAATCCTTTATTCCGTTTTGCCAATGGAAAGATCCTTGCGTTGTATAATGAGCTAAATTAATAGAATCGTTGTAATCTATTTGTTGGTATATTTTAGTTAAATTAAATAAAGACTGTTTGCTTTCATCCCTGAACGCATGTGATTCAGTTCTAGGAAACTGTCTGTAAAATTCATTTAAAGCGTCAGGATCCGATGACAATGACTCTACTTCATTCTCCCAGTAATCCACAGCGCCTTGGGTAATTGGCTCATTGTCTATTCCTTTAATAGGTTTTTCTGGATTTTTAAATACAGGCATCCCATACATGTCAATAAAACCTTCCATATTCCACTCCATAGGAATAAACAAATTATATAAACCACTTTTTGTTTGCCCGTTAGAGTTTCTGTTTCTGCAATCAGATGACTCAAATAAATCTTTAAAATTTCTACCACCTTTATCTAAAGCATTTGATGTAGATCCCATCATACATTTACCTATAACCTTGCTACCTAACCTTAAACATGTTTTAGTTACACGCCAGTTGTTTAATATATTCTCTGGCCTTTCCCATTTACCACTTTCATCATGTAATAAAAGTTGTAGCTTTTCACCATCATAACTGTTGTCAGATGTGTTTTTCCAGTCAATAGTTGTGTCTAATCCTTCAAGCTCCTCTTCACTTACTGTATACATATTCTTTTTAGTAATCTTAGAAGCTGGAACTCTATAAGCCAATTCTGTTTTCGGCTTATCCATACCATCTTGTATTGGTTTGAAAAAAAATGGGTAGTTGTTAGAAATAGGTACAATTTTATCTGTAAACATTTTCTTAGCATCTGCACCCGTCTTAGACAATATACCTATTCTAGAGTCTTTAGTAATAGTAGCTGTATTAACTCCTTCACAAGAACTCATAAATGAAAATCCTGAACGTCTTATTTTTAAATAACACATTCCAAAACTTCTTTTGTCAGCCTTACAGGCTTCCCAATAAATATAAAACAAACGATTAGCTTCTCTAAAATCAGGATGACCAACGTCAATTTTTGTCCATTGTAAATACATATAATGCGTTCCTGTTATGTAAGTTGAAACGCCTTTATTCATAAACCAGAAACCTTCCTCTCTTCTATCAAACTCTTGTTCAATATAATCTACCCACTTGTTTTTAAACTGAGGAGGAGCTTCATGCCATTGAAATATAGATTGAATTCTTTTTAGCTCTTTGCTAATTTCTTGAGCCTCCCAGTATTGTTCTTCTTTCTTTTGTGATCTTGAATAAACTTTACTTGGCGGCTTAGGTAATGCAATATGCAAACCATTTATATCTATAATCTGATCTATCTGTCCAGATTTTGATATTACTACAAAATCGTATTTTTCATTGTAACCATAATGCCAGGTGCGTGCTTTATTCTTAGTAGATAAAACATTTTTTGGAACTACTTTAGTTAGTGTAGTATATAAGTTATTTAGACCTTGATTCTGCAAATCCTTTAGGTGTATTATTTTTAGTTACATCTATACCCTCTAGTAATTGCTTTTCGTCTTCTATACGTTTTAAGATTTCAAAAGCATCAAAGATGGCTAGTTTTTTTGTAGCGGCTGCGTTCTTTAATCTATCAGCTGCCAGTTCATCATCTTTATCATATTTGATAATGTCTTCTTTCGCTACTTTGATTAGTTGTATAACAGCCTTTTCACCAGCTTTTATAATTTGTTCTTTGATTTCTTTTGTGTTCATTACATAATCATAGTTATGTTATTGGTAAACATTCTGTAAAGTTTTTCGTCCTCTACATAAAACTCATATTCAGATTCAGGAGTAAATGATACTTCGTCACCCACCTTTACGCCTAATTTTTTTAACTCTTCATTATTATACTTTACCACACCCATCAAAGGCTCTTCAGTTCCTCGCTTAGATAAAAATGAATCTTTAGGTGGAATAGGTTTTATAAAACAATACTTAGAATGACTTTTCCATTCCTCTTTATTATAATACAAAAAAAATTGATCAAAGTCAATAAAAAATAAATCGTCTTTAAAAAAACTCTTACCGCTTTTTTCACGCCCATACATGTCATTATAATATTTAAAAACATTATGATGAACTAATAATATATCACCAATATTTATTTCGCCTTTATAACCAATAGGTACTGACACTACTTGACCATACCTGTTTGATGCCTTATGGTCTTCTTTAGAAACACTAATTAAAAAATCTAAGTCACCAATCTTTTTTACATTATCATATCTCTTTCCACTTACAGGACGTACGATAAAAGAAAAAGGAGATTGCATTAAAAATTTATGTTATATTCTAAAGATATAGGCATCGTAGTTTTAAACTCTTTCCATATAAGAACTTCTTGGCTTTTTTCTATCCATATTTTATATGATTCAGAAGATGCATCGTACTGTATTAAATGAATTACATAAGATCCTCCAAGTACGTCTTGCCCTATTATATAGTGCATAGCTCCAGACTTATAGTCTGCTCCTATTGAAATCTTTCTAATGTCCATTTAATTAAAATGTAGAGTCTAGTTTTAACTTTCTATATGTAATTTTTATATACAACGTTCCGTTACCTGCGCTAGGGCTAGCAAGGCCGCCTAATGTAATACCTGCGTTTTCAGGTAAAAATTCTGCTGGTGATGGATCATTTTTATATACTTTTTTAGCAGTAGCGTTTAATAAATTTATATCCAAAGGTTCTTGAATAGTTCCTTGAGTTACATTAAGTGTGTTAACAAAATTATAAGGAGTAGATCCTGGAATCATCAAACTAACAATACTACTAACATCATACACATAACCATCTCCTGGAGCTGGTAATAATGTATAAGGTTGCGCTGCAATTACTTTAAGATATGTTTCTGTAATAGCTATTGTAACTGACGTAGTGTTTAAACCAAATAACGTTTGTAGATTTTCAATCGTACAAGTTTTAGTGTTTAAATTATTCTCTGAATCAGTTAGTACAAAGTAATCCGACAGTGTAGGGGTTATACTTGAGTACGCTGTAGTATTACTTATTCTAGCCATGTTTTTATTTTATAGGTTCTGCTTCTACTTCTTGCGGCTTTTTAGTAACAATACCTGTTGCTAAATCAATAACAGCATCTTGTCCGTATTTCTCCGCTAATTTTTTTTCTTCAACCGCAAAGGCACTTTTTAAGTTATTTAATGCATCTTTTGCAATATCTTGTCTTAGAACATTGTCAGCAATCTCTAACTTAGTTTTAGTAAACTCTTGGTTAAGTTCTTGAATCTTTTTTAATTCGTCTTCAGTTAATTTAATTTCACTCATTTTAATTTATTTTTAATGTTAATTTTATTTATGTAAATATAGTAAATATATTATTCTTCTTCAACCGGTGGTATTGGCGTGGGGTTATCCCATGTAAAGTATAAGTCTTCATCCACAGGATGTTTTTCTAAGTCTATTTGTTTAGACAAACTTGCTTCCATGTCAGCTACAGGTAGACCAGATTTTAACCAACTAATTACCACATTTTCAAACGCCTCATCATCAGCGTAAGGAATAAAAGGTGTTGAAGGATCGTACTGTAAAGAGTAAGTTCCTATTTGACTAGCGGTATATTGGGGATCTTTGTCGTCTTGAGCGGTATACGTCCAGTGTACTGTGTAGATTACGTTTTGATTCCCATCTTCTTCGATACGGGCGTTCATTTGATTTATTGTCCATTTATAAAAGTTTGCCATTGTTTAATATTTTTACAAAGATAATTATTTATTTTTTAATAATTCTATTTCTGCTTTTAGTTCCTGTATTGATTTAATTAACATTGGAACGAACACAGAATATTTAACTGATTTGTATAAAGTTTCATCATCAGAGTCTGGATTTTTAGATTCATCAATCATACCAGGAAATACTTCTTCTAATTCTTGGGCTACAACTCCAATTTGTTTTGTTTCTTCTCCTTTTAAATTAAAGTTTCTAACTTTAACTTTCATTAAGTCGTCTAATTTTGGAGTAGCATCTACTATGTTTTCTTTTAATCTTTCATCAGAAATTGCACCATAAGAATTATTAACATTTTTTACATCTCCATTGCTAGTAATCCACAACCTATTTGTTCCACTATTTGGATCTCCTTGTCTGCAAATCATAAAGTAGCCTTGTGTAGTACTTGTTGTTTCAGCTTGGTTTAATTGAATTACACTATTATTATTAGTACTGGTATTTGAATTTCTTATTATTAAAGCATATCCTTGTGAAGAATCTTTTGCAATATGATGAGCACTATATCCATAACTATTAGTTACATCACCTATATAAACTGTCCCTCCGTTAAGAATACGCATTCTCTCTGTATTATCTCCAGTATTAAAAGTCATTATAGTATTCCCACCACTACTAGAATCTGCTTTATAATTTATAGAACCTCTAATACTTGCACCTGGGCCAGAACCATCTTCTGAGAAAAAGTCTATACCACCGATTCTTTCGCCGTTCCAACTTGAATCGTTTTTAGTACATTTTAAAGTAATTATAGAAGTGTCCGCACCACCCTTTAAACTTAAAAGCGTACTGGGTGCATTTTCGCCTATTCCTACTTTTCCACCATGTTCCAATAAAACCATCGTTGCAGCTCTAGTATCAGCTCCGGTAACCTCAATAGACATTTGAGTTGTTAATCCATAATCAGTATTTGCACCCCAAGTAGGTACTTGAAATAAAAGTTTACCGGTTGATGTATATGAAGGAGATCTTTGGGCTATAATTGCGCCAGCTGGTATAGTACCTTGAACTGTGTTACCTAAATATAAATAACCAACATTACTTGTGCTAGATCTTATAATTCCATTTACATCTAAAGGAAAAGATGGCGATGTTATTCCTATTCCAAAGCGGGAATTATAAAATGTAGCCATTTGACCTGCGGTATCAAAAAACGCTATAGATTCCGCACCTCCACTTGTTCCTCCTTTTATTTGTAATCTATCTGTTCCTGCTCCAAAACCTATCATATCTATAACAGTTCCGCTTGTGTTTCTTACGCCTTGTAAAAACTTACCATTGGTTGTTATCTTAACATCACCAGAACTACCTATATTAAATTTTTGTGTAGTTGTTCCTGAGTTACTTGTATAAAATTCAAAAGTAGTGTTACCACCTGTTGATTTAGAATATATTTCAGCAGTACCTGCTGTCGAATTATATTGTAACTGCAATGAGTTGTTTGTGCTTGCTGTAGCACCCATAATATACATTATACCTGAGCTACCAATAATCGTTCTTATAGCATCGTTGGTTCTTATAACCATAGAGTCATCGTCATGGTTATAATATAATTGTCCTACATTATGATCTGTTGGCGATGCAAAACTTACTACTCCTGTGGCATCTGCCGCACTTCGAATTGTTAAACCACAATCTGTGTCGTTTTCTAAAACTAATTCATCTGATGCAGTACCTAATGTGGTTCCACCATTGCTGCCTTTAAAAATATGTACTTTACCATCAGGATCATCTGTTCCGATTCCTACTTGACCATCAGCATCAATGGTCATTCTATTTTCAATACCATTTGCCCCTGCCGCAGTCCAAAACTGCAATTTACCATTGTTGTTTCCTGATTGTCTAACAGCTCCTATCATTGCATTTCTTGTACCACCGCTACCAAAAGATATAATACCTAAATTTTGTCCATTAGCATCTGTTGATGGTGTAAGCAATTCTAAAACACCAGCATAACCTGCTGTAGTACCACCCATTATAGTTAATGTTTTATAACCATATCCTGTTTGATCAGGCGAAACCGTTCCGATTCCAACGTTTTGAGAGCTATCTATAATTACAGCATTTGTAGAGTTGGTTCTAAACTGTAGTTTATTACTTACCGTGCTTCCTTCAATAGAGGTTGCACCAGATGTGCCCCACGACAAATATTTACCGCTTGCAATTAAAACTTCACCGCTTATATTTTCACTACTTAATATTCTTATTGCCATAATTATTTATTTAACAGTATTGAGGCCATCCCGAATCAACAGCTCCAGTTGAGGTGGATATTTTCATTACCAATCTATTACCTACTCCTGTTGCTGCATTTATATTATAATACCCAGCACTTAAAGGTGTTGTCCCTGCTGCATCTGATGTACAAATATCACCAGCAGCTGGAAGTGAGCCAGAGCCATCATGATAATATGTTTGTGTACAGCATGGGTTAAACCCATTAAAGTTACACGCTTGATTAAACACACCCATTGTTGATGAACTAAAGGCTGTTGTTGAAACAAAGCTTCTGCCATAAAATTCAGAATACGCATGTGGCGCACTTTGATTTACAGGAGGACTAGCTGTTGCGTACAACTTAACTAATGATCCTGTTTGCGGCGTTGAACTTGTACCTGACAAAGGTGCATTAGCAGTTGATGACCTTCCTGG